CACGAATCAAAACAAAAAGGTACTGTTTAACAGTTTAGAGAGCAGGCAGCTGCACCCCCATTTTCTAGCTAGTTATAATAAAATTTTGAAGTCCGCATTTTGGCAATGGTAATTACGTTAAAAACGCGCGCGCGTAGAGATGTTCAAATTATCCGCAAAAAATGCGGACTTATCCGCAAAAATATTCTATCCGCAAAATGACACAAGAAATAATTAGTAAGAGAGAATTTGCACGCCGGCTCGAAGTTGATGAGAAAGCAGTTAGAAAGGCAATAATTGAAGGAAAAATAAAAAAAGGTGTCTCAAGCGAAGGTAAAATAATATTCGATATAGCACTTCAAGAGGCAAAGAAAAATCTTATTGGAGTTTCCAATAATACTCAATCAAAAAATATACGAGGAGAATCCAAGTCTAAAAAGGATAACAAATCAAACGACACTACTTATGCAGATGCAAGAATAAGAAGCGAAATTGCCAGAGCAGAAAAGTCTGAATTAGAATTAAAAGAATTAAAAGGGGAACTAATAAAAAAACAAGATATAAAGGATCAACTTTTTGAACTTGGAAAAGAAATAAGATCTGAATTAGAATCTATGAAGAATAGATGTAAAAACAAGATATTGGCATCTGATCTAGACTCAAACAAACTAGATGAGATACTGGCTCTAGAAATTAATTATTCTCTAAATAGAGTGATTAATAAATGTTCGGGAAACAAAGTATTTGAAAACAATGAAGTTTGATGCCATAAAAGACGTACTGGAAGGTATGAGGCCGACTGAGATTATAACCGTTTCGGAATGGGCTGAAAAATACAGATATCTTAGCTCTGAGGCTTCATTTCTTGGAGGGTCACTATATACTTGTGATGTAACTCCATACGCAAGAAAAATAATGGATAGTCTTTCGTCTTATTCTTCTTATCAAGAAGTCATATTTTGCAAATCATCTCAAACTGGAGGCACGGAGATTGGTAATAATTGGCTTGGTTATATTATGCATATATCCCCAGCACCTACACTTATGCTTATGCCAACTGACGGAACCGTTGAGCGTAACTCAAAAATAAGAATTGATCCGATGATCGATCACTGTGCCGAATTAAAGAAAAGGATATCTCCAAAAAGAAGTAGAGACGGGGAGAATACAATTAATCAAAAAAAATTTAGTGGAGGTGTTCTTTATATGGGTGGGGCAAACTCAGCGGCTGTATTGAAATCTATTCCGGTTCGTTTTGTTATGCTTGATGAGGTGGACGAATATCCATCTGACCTAGGAGGTCAGGGAGGTGCTGACTCACTGGCGAAAGTTAGAACACGTATGTGGCCGAACCGAAAAATATATTATGTCAGCACACCAACGATTGATGGACTTTCTTTAATTCAATCAAAGTTTTTAGAGACAGACCAAAATTATTTTGAAGTGCCATGTCCTCACTGCGGAGGTTTTCAAAAATTAATCTGGTCGCAGTTGAAATGGGAACGAGGTGACGAAAGTAATTGTTATTATGAGTGTATTCATTGCGAAAAACCGATATCAGAATCATTCAAAACTGAAATGTTGGAGCAAGGAGTTTGGACACCTGCAGAACCGGGATTAATAAGTAGCAAAAAAATAGGATTCCACATCAATTCACTTTATGCTCCTACGGCATTTTTTACCTGGGCTGATTGCATTGAAGAATTCTATAAAGGGGAAAAGGATCCTAACGATATGAAGGTATTTGTAAATACAATTCTAGGAGAAACGTATGCAGAATCTGGAGAAAGTCCTAAATGGGAAAGCCTATACAACAAAAGCCGCATGGAAAACAACAAAGCGAATGAGGTACCTGAAAATGTATGCTTTATTACGGCTGGGGTTGATATTCAAAAAGACCGTATCGAGTTAGAGTTAGTCGGTTGGTGTGCGGATAAACAAAGCTACTCGCTTGACTTTCGTGTACTGCTTGGCAATACAACACTTCCGGATGTCTGGAATCAATTGTCGGAGGTAGTTAATGAAACATGGATAAGGAAAGATGGCGTGGAAATGACACTCAAATTAATGGCTATTGATACAGGTTACAACACAAATGAAGTTCATGGCTTTTGCAGAAAATATTCATCGAGTCGAGTTATTCCAATTAAGGGGCAGGACAGTTTAGGATTGCCGGCAGCTCCTCCCCGGCAAATTGATTATAATAAGAACGGTAAAAAGATTGGGAGACTTAAGCAATGGAATATCGGAGTATCACTTCTAAAAGGCGAATTCTATTCCTGGTTGAATCTTGAACCGAATCAAGATGGAACTTATCCGAATTGCTATTGTCATTTTTTACAGTACGACCAAAGATATTTTGAAGGTCTTACCGCAGAACAATACATCCCAAAAATCCATAAATGGAAAAAGGTCTACGAACGAAACGAGCCTTTAGACTGTAGGATATACGCCAGAGCTGCTGCAAACATCGTTGGACTTGACCGATTGAAAACCGCGCAACTCATGGCAATGGGTGGGGTAGTGGCTCAAACGCTTCAGCGTAAAGAAAAAAAAGAAAAAAAGAAACGAAAAAGTAGTTTCTGGGAATAGAAAATACCTCCATCCTACATTTGTTTTTGAGCTTCGCCATAATCGGTGGGGCTTTTTTTGTGCAAAATAAAAATGTACAATACATTACAATATTTGACAATTATGCTGCTTAATAAATTAAGTTTCTTTGCCACATGTATACGATTGAGCAATATAATTCACTTTGTGCAGCGATAGCTTTAGGAGCTACGAAGGTGAACTATGGGGATAAAAGTGTAGAGTATAGAAGCCTTGAGGAGATGATTAGATTAAAACAAATCATGGAGTCACAGTTATTTCCATCTCAATCGGTGAAAGCTCAAACAAACAGAAGAAAATACGCAGAATATGGCAGAGGCTACGAACAGGGGACAATCGAAGGCGAATCTTTTAGATAAGGTCGTTGGATATATATCTCCTAAAAGCGGATTAGCTCGAATCAATGCCCGTAGGTCGTATGAAGCCGCAAGCTTTGGCAGGAGAGCTAAAGCATTTAAGAACGCAAGTTCAACGGGTCCGAATCTTGAAATTGCACAAAGCTTTCAAACGCTTAGAAATCGCTCCAGACATTTTGTAAGAAATAACGGTTGGGCAAAGCGGGCGTTGGGTGTAATTACTGATAATACGGTTGGACAGGGGATCAGACCCGCACCGGTAGGAACTCGAAATCAAATTAAAAAGATAAAATCTCTTTGGCATAGTTGGGCTGAAGATACTGCTTGCGATTGGTACGGGAAGAATACTTTCTACGGACTTCAACAGCTAATCATGTCAGAGATATCAGAGGCAGGAGATTGTCTTATTTTACGCAGAAAGGTAATGCCGGATGCTAATAATCCATTGCCTATAAAGATTCAGGTTTTAGAAGGCGACCAATTAGACCATAACAGAAATTACAGATTATCGGTAAATATAAAAGGCAAAGAGTTGCCTGGCTATGCGAGACTAGGAGTTCAATATACGGATGATGGTAAATTACTTGGTTATTGGGTATGGCCGCAGCACCCATACGACATGAGCCCTGTAATTCAAACCATAGCTTCAGAATTCGTTCCGGTTGAAGATGTGATTCACCCTTTTGAGATATTACGAATTGGACAAGTTCGTGGGGTTCCAGATGGTGTAGCGGCATTTATGAAGATGTCGGATTTCTCAGACTACGAAGACGCCCAATTGATGAGACAAAAAGTTGCAGCAGCTTTCGCGGCATTTGTTAGCGGAAGGTCTGAATCAGCGGGAGATGATACTCTTGAGCATATAGAGCCTGGCATAGTTGAATATCTAAGCGAAAATGAATCAATAACTTTCTCAAATCCTCCGAAAGCGGATGGATATGCTGAATATAGCAAGAAAATTTTACAAGGTATTGCAGCCGCTTACGAGATTACTTATGAAATGTTGACAATGGATTATTCTAATGTCAATTACACAAGCGGTCAAATGGCACGGCAAGATACAAAGGGGAGATTCAGAAAGTTACAATACAATTTAATGGTTCCTCAAGTTTGTGTTCCTGTTTGGGATTGGTTCATGGAAGCTGTGATTGTTTCGGGTAAAATGCAAACGAAAGTAGTTTGCGGGGCTATGGATTGGACAGCTCCACGCATTGCACCGCTTGATTATGTCAAAGAAACCAATGCAAGGATAGCCGCTATTAGTGCAGGACTTACAACATGGAGCGAAGTAGTACGAGAAGATGGTCGCGACCCCGTAGAATTTTTGGAAGAATACAAAAACGATATAGAAGAACTGAAAAAAGCAGGTGTAAACTTTACGAGCGTACAGATGGCACCTCCCGATACTAAAATAAATGTAAATGAGTAAACAGAAAGAAGCCCCAAAATCATTTATCCGGGCACAAATAAGTAAGCCGACTTTCAATAAAGATGCAAGAACGTTTGACGTAACATTTGCTTCTGAAACTCCTGTTTTCAGAAATCCTTATTGGTCTGACGAACCTTACAATGAGGTGTTGGATTGCAATCCTAAATCTGTCAGAATGGATCGGGCTAATTCGGGCCTTCCTGTTTTCGACAATCATTATGCCGGTGGAGTAATGACTCAGCTAGGAAGATGCGATAATATCCGTTTTGAAGGAAATACAATGACTGGAACTGTCACACTCGGTGCAAGAGCAGATGATGCTTTAATATCGGATATTGAAAATGGAATTGTTTCAGGTATTTCAGTTGGGTATAACGTATATTCTTTTGAAAGAATACCGCCAACTAAAAGCGAAACAGTGCCGACATACAGAGCTACTGATTGGGAGCCTATGGAAGTTTCACTCGCACCGGTTCAGGCAGATATAAATTCAAAAATACGCTCAACAGAGCAAACACACACTATTAATATTATTTCAAAACAAAGTAGAATGACAACAATCGCAGAAATTCGCGCAAATGGTTCAGACGTAGAGAAATCACGACTGGAAGCCATTGTAAAAAGTACAAGCGCTGCCAAACTTAGCGACGAGAGAGCGCTTGAGTTTTATAACAGCGAAAAGCCGGTTGAGGAAATTCGGCAGATGATTTTGGAAGAAGCCGTAAAAACGCCAACGCCAACTCCTGCACCGACTCCAACAACAGAGAGTATCGAACAAGTACGCAAAACAACTACAGACGATGAAGGCAAACGCCTTGACTCTATCTTAGTTTCTACCCGTGCAGCAAAACTGGAAGATTCAAAAGCAATCGAACTATTCCGTAGTGGTAAACTGCTTGATGAAATTCGCCAAAGCATTTTGGAAGAATATGTAAAACAAGACAAACCTATTAACCCTATGAACATTGAACTTGGCGCAGAAGCCATCGACAAAAAAAGAGAAGCCGCAGAAGCAGCATTGCTTCACAGAGCCGCTCCTTCTGTTTTCAAAATGGACACTGTAAAAGACAACCCTTTTGCCGGACGTTCAATTCTTTCTATTGCTGAAATATTGATGCAAGAACGAGGAGTTAATACTAAAAATATGACTCCGATTGCCATCGTAGATCAGATATTTGGAAAACGTGATGCCTCTACAAGTGATTTACCATTCCTTCTTGAAGCTTTGACGAATAAATTACTTCGTCAGGATTATGATTTCATTACCGAGCAATGGTCGAAAATTTCCATGGAAACTACCGTTCCAAACTTCAAGCCTAAAAACTTCTATCAATTTGATACCGTAAACGGTATGACAGAAGTTCCTGAAGGTGACGAATTGAAATATGGAAAAATGGTTGAAAGCAAACAAACATTGTCGGTTAAGTCATTTGGCGAAGGGATTAAGTTCACTCGCAAAATGTTTATTAACGATGACTTGAGCGCTTTGGAAAAAATTCCGCAACGTTTCGTTTTGGACTGGAACACACTGCAGGGTGATATTATCTGGGGTTTATTGACCGGAAATTCAATGATGGATGATGGCAAAAACATTTTCCATACAGGTCATGGAAATATTGCAACAAACACAGATAAAGGCTTATTGACAGCATTAAACCTCGCAGTTGCTTATACTGCCATGGAACGTCAATTCGGTGTTAATGGTAAACGTCGTATTTATGTACGTCCGAAATATCTAATCGTAGCTCCTGAACAACGTGTTACTGCTTATCAATTGTTGAATACAGCTATTGTTCCAACGCAAACATCAGGTGTGAATATGTTCTCGGCTTTAGGTCTTGAGCTAATTGTAGAACCTCGTTTGGGTGCTAAAGAATGGTATTTGTCGGCTGACCCCGGCACCGTTGACGGATTGAAACATGCTTACCTTGATGGTAATGGTGGACTTCGCTCACAACGTGAAGATAATTTCGATACAGACTCAATTAAATTTGCTGTTCGCGGTGAATTTGGAGCTGCTGCAATTGATTATCGTGGATGGTACAAAAACCCAGGTGAATAAGTAAAATAGTTTATAATAGACAGTCTGTAACATAATTACAGACTGTCTACACAAACAAAAAAATAATAAAAACATATGCAAAATTATATTTGTGACGGCGAACGAATTACAGTAGTAGCCGGAGCCGCAGTAACAAGCGGAGATTTGATTTTTGTAGGGGCAAAGGCTGCCGTTGTTGTAACAAGCGCTGCTATTGGGGCTACTTTCGCAGCTCAAACAGAAGGTGTTTTTGAATTGGCAAAAGCCGCCGGAGCAATTACACAAGGTCAGTTATTGTATTTCGATGCAACAAACAAAGTGTTGACAACTACTTCAGGAGCGAACATTTTTGTGGGTTATGCTTACAAAGCCGCTTTGAGTGCTGATGTAACTGTACAATGCTGCATTGTTGACAATCCGGATTCTAACCCCGTTGTATTGCCCGTACAGGCTGCAAGTACTGCCACTGATGTTGCAGGTCTGAAAGCAGACTTTAATACATTACTTGCAAGCTTAAAAGCAGCCGGATTAATGGCTAACGCATAACATGGGCTTATTTGATGGAATACAAGCGGCTGTGTTTTCAACGGCTAATCAAGTCTTCGGAGATACAGCCGTTTGGACTCCTTCAATATCTGGGTCAAGTTCTATAACTGAACAGGTTCTTTTTAAAAATCCGAATGACCCAATTCAAATCGGAGAAACGGATAAATACGAATACAGACCATTTGATTATTCATTTGAATATTTTGAAGGTCAGTTTCCGAACTTAAAAGAATCTGTTGAAAGTGGAAATACTGAATTAGTTACAGTTAAAGGTTTCGAGCTATATATCAGAAGGGTGATTGCTAAATTCGATGGGAAAACATACACTGCTTACGGTGAATTAAAGATTGTGGAATGAAAAGTTACTATGAAGATATTGAAGATAAGATTTGTGATATTCTTTGTCCAAAGGATGAAAATGGAGCAAAATTAAATTCGATATATACAGCAGACCCACTCCCGGACAATGAAGCAGAAAACAAGCGATCATTTCCTACTTCAAAAGTCTATATTTCTTGTGTAGGCTCAGACTTCGGAGAAGATGAAAATAACGTAATGGTTATCCAGGAGGAAACAATCATTTTCGAGGCAATGATTAGAGCTAAGTCGAGACGAGGGGATTCTGGAATATTTGCTATACTATCTGATATTCGGAAAAAACTTCTTGGATATAAGTTCCCCGGCTGTAAAAAGATTATCATGATTAAGAGCGGATATATTGATGGCGGAACTCAAAACGACTGGAATTATATGTTATCGTTTTCTTTCAGGAGGCATGTTGTTGAAAATCTTGTCGAACCCGATGCACCACTTGCAACTAATATAGAATTTGAAACAAAAAGCGTGAATTAAAATACAAACTCACTAAAAACAAAATAAAATGAGTGATTTCTTACATGGGGTTGAAACGATTACCTCGCAAATAGTATCATTGACAAACACAGTTAAGACTGCTGTTATTGGACTAATAGGTACGGCAGCAACAGGGGATGTAAATTCATTGAAGTTGTGCATATCTGAATTGGATGATGCTCAATTTGGTTTGACAGGAACAATTCCGGAAGCTTTAGGTATTATTCGTTCCATCACAAAGAAAACAGGAGCTACTATATTTGTCGTGTCGGTTGGACTTCCATCAAGTACTCCTGAAGCAGCTGATTTTGTCGGTGCTCATGATTCTGAAACAGGAGAAAGAACAGGACTAATGTTGTTTGATACCTGCTATTCAATTTATGGTTTTAAACCAAAAATTTTCATTGCTCCTGGCTATTCAAGTGTTGCAGGAGTTGCGGCTGCTTTAATTTCTACAGCAACAAGCTTTAGGGGTTGTGCGTATCTTGACGCTGCTACCGATGTGACTGTTTCAGGTGCTTTGGCTCTTCGCAATACAGGCGGTATTTGGGCTTCTACATCTAGTCGTGCTAAACTGCTTTATCCTGAATTGAAATACAACGCATTGCTTCATCCATTTTCAATTTTTGCAGCGGCAAATCGTGCTAAGATTGATGCTACAGCATGGACAGCAGGTGGTGGTTTTTGGGTGAGTTCATCGAACAACGCTATAGAAGCAGTTACAGGGCTTGAAATTCCGGTAACTGCTTCTATCAACGATGCAACTGCCGAAACTAATTTATTAAACGCTCAGGGTATTACGACTTGTTTCAATAACAACGGTCAAGACTTCCGCGAATGGGGTAACAGAAACGCAAGCTTTCCTACAAAAACGGATGCTTTGACATTTGAATGTTGTCAACGGGCAAAAGACATTGTTGATGAAAGTGTGGAATTAGCAATGCTGCCCTATGCAGATAAACCAATAATCCCTGCTTTTGTAGACAATGTATTGCAAACAGTGAATCAGTATTTTAATAGCCTTATTTCTCGTGGCGCAATGCTTGAGGGTTCTAAATGTACTTACGACCCTGCAAAAAATAGCGATGTTGAGTTGGCTGCCGGTCACATTGTTTTTACAAATACTTATTTTTTCCCAACTCCTGCCGAGAGAATCACTTTTGATACAGTTGTTGACAGTTCTTTACTTTCAAATCTTAAATAATCATGGGAGCAATAACAATCAGTAAGGTACAAGATGCGAATGTTTACGTAAACGGAACATCGACGCATGGTCAAGCAAGTGAAGTTTCGCTTCCTGAAATTCAATTTGCAAAGGGAGAATATAAAGCTCTTGGTTTGATGGGTACTCCAAAGTTCTTTAATGGTTTTGAAGCTATGGAAGCAACTATCAAATGGAACTATCCGGAAAATGAAGTGCAAATTGCCTGCGCAAATCCTCGTAAATCAGTTGACCTTATGGTTAGGTCAAATAAAATGATTTATGTGAATGGGGATTTGGATTCTGAAGTGCCGGTAGTGGTATTTCTTCGTGCAACATCAAACAATCACGGTACAGGAGCTTACAAAGCCAAAGAAGACACCGATTTATCAACCAAGCTGGATGTAACTTACATGAAACAGGTTGTAAATGGTCAGGAAATCATCGAAATTGATGTATTGAACAATATTTTCCGAATCAGTGGTATAGACCAGTTGTCGGATTATAAGAAAAACTTAGGAATTTAATATTATGAGCACATATGTAGATTTTGGAGAAGCCGTAAGGGCTCTCAAGGAAGGGAAAAGAGTTCGTTGCGATGATTGGAATTCTGATAAAAAATTTATTTTTCAGCAGGTTAATTCAATTATAGGTAAAGATGTTGTCCCAAAAATGCAGTCATTACCTCAAAACGTGAAAGATTATTTCCAAGATACTTTTGATTCTGAATCGGAGCAAATAAATCAAATAGCTTATGCTAATCAAATCGCAATCGTAGGATTATCTAACCTTGTAGAGGCATACTCACCAACTTGTGCAGATGTATTATCTGACTTCTGGCGAATTCTTGATTAGTATTATAATATAATCAGCCACAAGAGGATTGATGAAATAGGTTGTACAGCCGATTTTCATAAGTGGAGTTGCCTTTTTAGCTCAGTTGGTAGAGCGGCTCATTTGTAATGAGTAGGTCACAGGTTCGAATCCTGTTTGAGGCTCAAATAACAAATTTATAACATTATGGAAAGTGAAGTAAAATTATCAAGTGGTCAAGTAGCCACAAAAAAAGAGAATGTAAAAGTCAGAGAACTTGCAGCCGCAGGAAATCAGCCGAAAGGGAAAGAGTATCTTATTCCCTACGCCACAGTCGCAGCAAAAATTTTAATTGATGGAAAGGCGGTAGTACTCGAAGATGTATTAGACATGACCGAGGATGACTTTGTTCTGGTATCAAATCTCTTTATTGATGAGGATGACTTAAAAAACGCATAATCCCGATTGAAGATGTGGTTTTCTTAAGTCACTTCACAGGATCGGGATTAAATGAGATATTAGATTTAGAAATAGATTTCTTCGAAATAAGCCTTCAATCAGCTTTTGAGCTTTATAGATTGGAGCAGGAATCAATAAAACGAGTATTAGTTGTAGGATTTGAAAAGGGAGAAAATTAAAAAACTCCCTTTTTATTTAAAGTAAAATTATGAGTGAAGTAATGAAGTTGAGTATGGTTTTGAGTGCGACAGATAAAATGTCCCGCGTTATCGACCAAGCAACAAAGAAGTCTACAGCATCAATGACTAACTTCCAAAAGAGGGCTAACGCTATTGGTGGAAAAATGCAGAAGATAGGCGCAGGAATGGCAGCTTCAGGGGCGGCAATAACAGGAGCTTTGTTTGCAGATGTGGCTTCGATTGCATCAAAAGCAAAACAGATAGAATTCTCAGCCCAGAAAGTAGGAATGTCAACTCAAAGTTTTCAAAAATACAGCGGTTTTGCTGAAAAAATGGGTGTTGAAATAACCGGTTTAGAAATGGCGTTCGGGAGGTTGTCAAAAGCTCAAATATCCGCTGCTATGGGGAATAAAGCGGCTGCAAAGATTTTTAAAATGTCTGGACTATCTATTTACGATTCAAATGGAAGATTAAAAAACAGTTCAGCGCTCCTAACTGAATTATCTGATAAATTTAAAAACGCACCAAACGGACCGAAAAAGACAGCTCTTGCTATGATGCTTTTTGGAAAGTCAGGTAAAGACCTTATTCCAATGCTTAATCAAGGAAGTAAAGCTATCAAAGCGTATGGAGATAAAATGGAGCAGTACGGAGTTGTTCTCACTGATAAACAGATAGCAGAATTCAAAAAATACCGAGCTGCTATGGGCGAAAATAAATTGGCAATGATGGGAATAAAAACGACTATCGCTGTAAGCGTTCTTCCTACTGTGATAAAGTATATGCAGAAAATTGCAGACATATCTAAGAAGATTTCAATGTGGACACAGAGGCATAAAACTTTAGCTAAAACAGTCTTAACTATGGCTGCTAGCACTGGAATTCTTCTCACTGTTTTAGGCACTTTTCTTCTTGTATCTGGAACGGTAATACGAACTATTGGAAATTTTAAAAAGATAATGGATTTAGCAAGAATCGGGATAGCTCTGACTAAAAACTCGATGATTCTTTTCAAAATTCAATACTACGCCTTAGCTGTTGCTCAAAAAGTAGCTACCGCAGGACAATGGCTTTTAAATTCCGCACTATTAGCAAATCCGATTACATGGGTAGTTGTAGGAATTGCCGCATTAACTGCTGCTATAGTAATTGCATGGAAAAAATTTGCATGGTTTCGAGCCGGAATAAAAACAGCATGGGACACGATAAAAGGGTTCGGTAATATCCTAAAAGAATACGTAATCGACAGAATAAAAGGTCTAATATCTGGAATTGGAAGCATAGGCAAGGCATTTGCATTATTACGACAAGGCAAATTTTCAGCAGCCGGAAAAGTAGCATGGAGTGGTGTTAAAGACTTAAGCGGAATAACAGCTACTCAAAACGCAATCAAAAAGAGTGTTGTACTTGTAAAGAGTGTGCCGGGAACATATAACCGACATTTAGCAATTGAGGAAGCTGCTCAAAGAGCAAAAGACGAGCCTAAATCACGAGCAGCAGTTCGTTCAACACAAGCGTACAATTCAAGCAACATTCAGAGAGCAAACATATCAAATGCTCCTGCTATTCATTATGCACCTGTTATCCATTTAAACGGAGGCTCACCGACAGTAAAACAGGATATTTCTAAAATACTGAATGAGCATAAAACAGAAATTGAACAGTGGTTGAAAAAATATTCTCAAAATCAAAATCGCTTATCCTTTAACTAATGTTTCTAACGTTCGCAAATATAACTTTTCAAGGAATAAAACTGCCGCAATCGTGGGATGGTAGTTTTGAAACTAACTATGGACAGATACCAATTATCGGTTCTAAGCCAGTAGTTCAGGGAACTGGTGAGAAATTAGACGAATACGATATAACAGCCTTATTTCATATTGAGTTCTGCACACCACGTGCTGAAATGGATGCTTTACAAAAAGTTCGTAAAGGTGGAATTGTTGATTATTTAGTAGATGGAACCGGAAAAAATTACGGAAAATTCGTAATAACAACATTATCAGAAAGTAAAGTAGTTTGTCTCGATAATGGTTATCCAACTGCTATAACATGTCAGATTCACCTATTAGAATATAATACGAACGCTAGCTTTATAAAACAAACAGGGTCAGCTTTAGTTAGTCAAAGTCCTGTTCCTATTGCAGCAATACCTTTGAAACAATCAACTGGTTTATCAATAGCAGAGAGTGTAAAGAGCGGTCAAATTTCATCAGCCAGATTACAGGCTTCAATTGCTGCGAATCCTGCTCCATCAAATGGTATGTATACTAAAATAGCAGCTACGGCAGATAGTGCTAAGTCTTCATTTATGCAAGCAAATACAAAGGTAGAAGCAACAAAGAAAATAGCTTTTCGTGCTATTAATCTGAGTAATTCTATCACTATGGTAAATTCTGCATTGGATGATATAAAGGCAGCTGCTGCAGTAAAGAATCCAAACGATTTACTGACAGCGAATAACAAGTTGACAGATTCACTTTATTATATGAATAAAAGCTATGCACCTGTTGCGGCTTTTATTGGAAGTAGGGAGGGCGGAGAATGAGCACTTTTAATTATACAACTGGACAGGGCGAAACATGGGGCTCTATAGCGTGGAAGATGTACGGTTCTATGTCGGGAATTAAAACACTGATTGAAGCCAATACCGCAGTTCCTATTGATACAGAATTACCTGAAGGAACAATTCTTTTAGTACCTATTTTAGATGACACAGATTCAGCAATACTAACAACGAAATTACCGCCATGGAAGTAGCTAAAAAAATAACATTATGACAAAGAAAATTATTTTAGAAGCATATCGAGAAGAAAAATTCAAAAAATCAACTTTTAAAGTGATTGGAGAAGGTTTTGAATTCACAGGTAATATAGCCTTTACAAGGGAAGAAGATTCAATTCTTTTAAATGTTAGGGGTATCGGTGATATTTGTGTCAATCTTAAATATGTAAAATTAATATTCCCTGATAATGGAAGTAGCAAGGAAAGCTGATATAACGCTATTTTGGAATAAGAATAACGTAACGAATAAAATAAAGCAATATGTTTCATCAGTCACGTACACAGACCACGAGGAAGAAGCCACTGACGAGATATCGTTGGTTTTGGATAATACGAGTGCCGTTTGGTTTGAGGATTGGTATCCGGCTGAAGGTGATACTTTACAACTCTACATCGGGTATCATCAACTTCAAATAGACAGTGGTCTATTTGAAGTTGATGACGTAACGCTTTCGGGACCTCCTGACCAGATAACGATTAAAGCTATCTCAGCCGGAATTTCTAAGGCATTGAGAACAAAAAACAGTAAAGCTTTTGAGGAACAAACCTTAAAGCAGATAGCTCTTTATTTCTGCCGGAAACATGGATTCACGTTGATAGATGGTTCTAATATGCTTTCTCAAATCTGGTTGGATAGGAAAACTCAAAATACTAAAACAGATTTAGCTTTTCTTTCTGAATTGGCTAAGGAGTATGGTTTTATGTTTACCGTCAAGGGTCAAAAAATGGTTTTTATCAGCTATCATGACCTCGAAGAAGTAGCCTCGGTTACAGAGATAGATAAAACACAATTATCATCTTATGAGCTAAACGAAAAAACATTTGATACTTATTCGAGCGGTGAAATAAAGCAGAGAAACCGCAAAAAAGGTAAACTTGTAGTTTACAACATTGACAATATTCTTTCGGGTGGTAATGATAAAGCCATTTTCTTTGGTTCTGTAGCTTCGAGTAGTCAAGCAGAAGCAAAAGTAAAAGGCGGACTTTGGGGAAAGAATAAATACAAGCAGTCAGGTACAATAACGGGTCCCGGTGACCCGCAAATGGTAGCCGGAAATAATTTTGATTTAACCGGTTTTGGAATGGGTTCAGGTAAATATCATATACCAACTTCCACGCATACGATTGATAGTTCGGGAGGCTATACGATGTCATTAGAAATTAGAAAGACAGGGTCAATACCTAAACCAAAACTAGTGCCTAGAGTTAAGCAGGAAAAACCGACAACATCGGAAACGGCTTTTGATAGTTTGGGAGAAGAAAAAGAAGAATAATTATGCTAAGATACGGAATCATATCGGAAGTAAAAGAAGGTCGGGCACGTGTTTATTTTGATGAAATAGACATAACGAGCGGTTGGCTATCTCTGCCAAACTCAATGAGCGAAGTGAAATTATTTCCTATAACCTGTCAGGTTGCGGTAGAAATGCATGATAACGGTGAGGATGGAGAGATATTGCACCGGGTCATAACCGACGATGAAAATATACCGGAATGGGCAAATGAAACTACAGAAGGATATAGATTCAGTGATGGGACTTCTATATCCTACGATACAGAAAATAAAACACTAACTATAGATGGAGGAACTGAAGCAGAACTCATATTTAAATGTAAAAAACTAACAGTTACCGGAGATGTCATTGCGGGAGTCGAGGAAATATCATTGATTAACCATTTACACACAACTCCGGTAGGACCTAGTGGAAAACCAATTCCAAAACCATGAGCATAGATAAAAATCAATTGAAAACTGATATTGTATCAATTCTAGATACAATGAAAACAGATACAGGGGATCAGCAAGATGCTATTAATTCATTTGCCGACCAACTTTCTGATAAAATTGCAGATGCCATTAAACGCGGAATAGATACGACTACCGTGGATGCCATATTGACAGCCGGTTCGGTAGCAGTAACCGGAACTATAACTTTAACAGCAACAAAATGAACGGAGATAGCAGTATATCATTAAACACATTTGGCGTTTCTGTGGAAGGTGCCGAGGATATAGCTCAAAGTTGGTATGTCATTCTTCATACAATACCTGGTAGCGACCCATTGCGTCCAAATTTTGGTAGTTACATCTATCAATATGCAGACAAGCCAAATAATGGATTTAGCGGAAATTTTTCAGCTCAGATAATAAAAGACTTGGAGAAATGGGAGACTAGATGTACTATTTCGCAGGTAAAGCCAATTGTTGGCGATGACAATAATATAAAAGTGGCTATTTCGGGTATTTACATTCAAACAAATACCAAAATAGAAGCAACTCTCTCAATAAATGACCTTATTTCTGCTAATAATGTAGCGAAAATGAAAGCATATTCACAAGCATATAACGATAAACAATATAGTTAAATGGCACTAACAGACCCAATTTTTGTGGATTCCGATCCTGCGGTTATTTTATCAGAAGTTTTATCAGATTTTGAGAATTTGAGCGGAAAAACTATTGAGCCGGCACAGCCCGAATACATAATAGCCTCAGCAATCGCATATCACAAGGCACTTGCGATGAACAGAGTAAATGCTGCCGGAAAGTCAATGCTAGTTGATTTTTCAACGGCACCGGTATTAGATTATTTAGCTTCGCTATTCAATATAACACGTCTTCCGGCTCAGGGAGCAGTATGTACGCTTGGATTCACTATTGTAACCGGGCATTTACAGGTAACCATTCCTTTAGGTACTCGTGTTGTTAGCGCAGATGGACAAATGATATTCGCAACGGATGATGATGTAGTTGTGCCTGTTGGAGTTGATTCTGTTGAAGTCTCAGCAACTTGCCAAACTACCGGAGTTTCAGGTAACGGCTACGGAATAGGGGAAATAAACACAGTTCAAGACCCTTATGCCTATATTTCAGCGGTTACAAACACGAATATTACCGCCGGAGGTTCAGATGAAGAAAGTGACGACGAATTAAGGTCACGTGTTCAATTAGCTACATCTAAATTCAGCACAGCAGGGAGCCGAAACGCTTATATCTATTGGGCTAAAACAGCAAGCGCTCTTATTTCTGATGTTGCCATTGCCACTTTAGGAGACTATCTTCCAATAGAGACAATAGCAACTTACAATAACGGAACTACTTACAACATAAATAGCTTTGTAACTATCAACGGTATTGTTGCTGTTTGCGTAAAGAATGGAACTGTAGGTATAAATCCGCTTACAAATACCGAAAACTGGATAAAAGCCGGAGAGGTTCATATATTCTCTTTGTTGGATAACGGAGAAATACCGACAACCGCAATAAATGACAAAATATCACAAATATTGAGTGATGAAAATATACGACCTTTGACAGATACTGTAGTCGTTAGAGAACCGACAGAATTAATGTATAGCTTATCGGTTAATGTAATAAAGAGTCCTAATGCTTTAGGGTCAGACCTTACAAGTTCACTGTATACGATATTAAATGATTTTGCAACAGCAAAAAAACAGGCTTTAGGACTTGATATTGTAGCTACTTACATAGAA